TTAGTTTCCATTATAGCCTCTTCTCCAGCGTTGTAGCTAAGGTTAAATTTTCCTGTTGGGTTTGCAATAAACTTAATCTTCATTTAGCCCAAGGGCCGTGCACTCAAGACGGCCCTTAGCACTTGGAACTTTTACGACCCCAAGCGGTCAAGCTATTAGGCTACGATGTCTTTACAAACAGCGAAAGCAGTAGGCTGCAACAAGTTGCAATCCAAGTACGCGTTTAAAACAACGTTAGTCAAGCCAGCAGTTGCACCGCTATAAGGGTCAACTGTCAACTCCATACCACCCCAAGAGGCGATAGCCATTTTAGAGAAGTCTCCAAAAATCATAGCAGACAAAGCGCTAGAGTTACCTTTAGACAAGTTGCTAGGAACCAAAGTTGAAGTAGCCACAGGGTAGCCGTTCAAGTCCATACCGCCAGCAGGCCAAATAAAGTTACCCTCTACACCAGAAGACTGACGTGGAATAGTTTGCAAAGCAGCTTTAACTTTAGGGTTAGTCAAGTAAGCAACGCCCTCACCGTTTGCATTTTCTACGGCCTTCATCAAGTTAACAACGTCTGCCCATACAGGCGCGATTCCGTTAGCGTTAGTGCTGTTAGAAGTTGCACCACCAGCAAAAGTTACGTTAACTGAAGAGTTAGCAATAATACCAGTAGGCTCGTTAGAACCACCGCCTTTAATAGCAGCAGTTTCCAAAGACTGAGCCATAGCATTAAGCAACCAGTTACGCACGTAAGCGTCGATGCTGTTAGAAGACTGAAGCATTAACTGGTTAGACACTTGAATATAAGCAGCCAAACGCTTAGGGCTAAAAGTGATTTTAGAGAAAGCGGGGCTCTTTTCAGTAGCTGAACCGTTTTCAGTATTCCATCCAGCAGAAGGCACAGTGCTTGCAGTTGGCATGTCCAAGTTACCCACCAAGCCAGACAACTGCTGTACACCCAAACCGCGTAATACAGTCTTAGGAAGCAAAACGTCAATAATAGAACCTACTGAAGTTTGAACGTTAACGCCACCCTCAGAGCCAGAAGTTCCACCAGTAACTGACATGTCGCGCTTGAAAACTTCAGAAGGGATTTTCATAGAGTGAGCGCTTACGCTTACACCGCTACGCTGGTACTCGCTAGAAGCCAAGGCAGAAAATTCACCCTCAACACCATCACGACGGCCAGAAATAGCCATGTCAATAGCGCGCTTAAAGCTATACTCTTTAGCCATTTCTGACTTTTCTTTTTCCTCGCTGCGGCTAGCAACGTGGCCAGCGGCTTGAGCTGCCAAGTTTTGCAACTTCTCAAGAGTTTCAACTTCAGCTTTAATAGCACCAAGGCGAGCCTCGATTTCAGCCAAGCGGTTAGTTTCAGAGTCAGCCATAGAGCGAGCCTCTTTTTCAATCACAGTTTGCAGAGTAGACAACTCGCCCAACAGGCGGCCGCGCTCTTCTTTCAATGCTTTAATTTTATTCATGGTTTTTGTTTTTTGTTTTATAAGTTTTGGTAACGCAATAAGGCCAAGCGCAAAACGTCGGCTGAGGCTTGGCTTCTCTTAGCCGCTTCTATTTCTTGCTCTTCGTCGCGCATAGCTGCAATGCTGCGAGCGTCGGCTTCAGTGTCTGCGTAAGCTGGGTAAGTTACTGGGCTCACGTCGTAAAGGTCCTCGATTACAGTAATAACTCGCTTGCCCATATTGCCATACTTTTCAGAGGTAGTCCAAGACTGCTCTTTAATAGTAAAGGCAAAGCTGCTCTGCGTAATGTCGCCGCGCATAATAGAGCGAACTACTGACATATGGGTAGGGTTCTCATAGTCGGGTACCCAAGTATACTCTAAATTGCCGTCAGCATTTACAAACACTTTGCAGGTGTCTGCTTTGGTGCGGCCCAGTATTAACTCGGCTTCATGGTTAAACAAGCAGCGAATGTCATACTCTTTGCTTAAAGCATAGTCAAAAGCCCCAGCGTTTATAACTTCCTCGAAATAACCTAAGTCGGTCACTGAGTTAATAACAGCAGCAATTCCGCCAATTTCTTTAGGCATGTTCTCACCGTCTGCTCTTGCTATTACGGTGCCTGTAAAGGTTCGCTTCTCTTGTTTCATTAGATTACTTCTGTATTGTTAGTGCCCTCTGGGTTATTGTTTTTGTCGGCCGTGCTCATAAGCTGCGCTATTTTGGCGTCCATGTATTCGTTAATTTTACTAGACGGCATTAAGTTACTTTCTATTAGGTACTCGTCGCCACCGTCGAAGCCGTTAGCGTCTTCAAACATGCGGGCTTCATTACGCGAGAGCCAGCCGCCACGGATGCCTTTATTATAATAGTCTGCGCGCTCATTGGCGGAGGCCCTCAATAGTGAGTTAAAGTTAAATTTAAAGTAATAGGTTAGCTTGTCGTTTTCTGTTAACAGCTTGCGGGCAAGTTCCTGCTCTATGTTAATAGCATAAGACGCCAAGGTGCGGGCGTAGAAGTCTTGGTACTCTTGCTCAACGCTAGACTTAATACCGTCTTTAGCGCCAATCATGGAAGCGGGAACCCCGAAAATACGGGCTATTTCCTCAGCAGAAAACTTACGCGTCTCTAAGTACTGGGCCTCCTCTGGGCTAAGGCTGAGCTTCTCCATTTTAATACCATTCGGCAAAACAGTAGAACGGCTCGCCCCGTCTATAACGTCGTCTAAACTTTTCTTTAAAGGTACCGCTTGCTCTGGCTTAATTTGTGCGTCACTGGTAAGCAAAAACTTAAGCACTCCGTTTTTATAAACGCCTGCGCTTTGGCTAATGGCCGCCAAGTCAATACCTAAAGTTTCAGCGTGCACCACAATAGGAGAAAGCCCTACTAGTGGGTCATCGCCGCAAAGCCCTTTAAAGTGCAGCATGTCGGCAGCTGGCACAATATTGGGAAAGCCTTTTAAGTTAATTTTGTAGAATAGTTGCCCGTCCTGCATTACTGGCGTAACGTAGTCTGGTGCAATAGGGTGTAACTCAATACCAAGGTAACGGCCGTCTCTGTTAATAAACGCGTAGGCATTACCCTTTAGCGCCAAGTGGCTCACCATGTACTTAGTAAAGTCGTATTTAGTTTGGTAAGCGTTAGGCTCGTTTACTAGCGCCGTAGCGTAGTGAATAGTAACCTGCTCTCTATTGGTGCCGTCGTCCTTGTAAAGTTTCAAAGACAAGCCCGCTATACCGTCAGCAATAACCCTAACGCACGCGTGCACGCTGGCTATACTTAAAGCCGTTCTGTCGTTAACAGCTTGGCCGCTTTTAGTCTGGTAGCCGAAAACATTGTTTAAGGTATTAATAAACCAGTCCGCAGGCTGAGACAAACCGCTTCGCTTTTCTTTTCTAGGCTGCCAGAATTTTAAATTCATTGGGCGCAAATTACAACGGGCTTAAATTTGTTGTGTTAACATTGTTATTTATTCCTGCCTTGGGAAAGCCAACGGCTAAGGGCTGCGCGAAATACGTCGTAATTTTTATACCTCCTTACGCCAAACTTGCCAAAATACTTTTCTTCTGTCGCGTTGTAGGCGTCCTCGTAGGTCCTGTACTTGGGCAAGTTGTTATAATACTCTTGCATATAATCGTCTAAAAATTTCATAAGCTTACAAACCAAAAATCAGAGGGCGCGCCTTTTGCAGCCTCCTGCATGCAAGTGCCTAACGCCATTACTATACTTACGGGGCCGTCGACTTTGTCGCCGCTCTTAGCCTTGTTAATTTTAATATTGCCTGCTGGGTCCGTTGCCAGTAATACATTGCCCATCATCCAGCGGGTCACGGGGTTGCCACCATGTCTTAGCACTCTGTCCTTAACCAGTCGCTCTAGCTCTTTAGTCGGGGCGCTCATAGAGACAAACCCCTGTCCAAAGGGGTAGAGGCTTAGCCCTTCGTTTTGTAATTCAATAACTAACTGCGAAGAGTTAAAGCGGTCGAAAGCTATGTCTTGAATGTCGTAGCGCTCGGCGAGTTGTATTATACGAGCCTTTATAAAAGAGTAGTCTGTAACGTTACCCTCAGTTAATTCTATAAAGCCGTCGGCTGCCCACTGGCGAATAGACTGGCCCGCAGCGTCTTTGCGTTTGTAGGCCGCCTCTGCTGGTAGCCAGTAGTAAGTACGCACCGCGTGCAAGTTTGGAAAGTACAAACTGAACGCGCAAAAGTCGCCCGTGCTTGCTAAGTCCAAGCCACCGTAGCAGGCCTCGCCGTCTAGCTCGTCGTCTTGGCTGCACTCATTCCAGACGCTGTCGTTAATCCAAGTTTGTGCGGTGTCCGTCCAAACATTAAGCAACTTAGTTTTAAACTCTACCTCTTTATGCACAAACTCTTTAGCCTCAGTAAGCGCTTGCTCTAACTGGCGAGGGTATACTGAAATACCCCAGTTAGGATTAGCTTTTGCCCATGTCTTCGAGTCGGTCCAGTCGTCCCCTTCGTCCAAGGTATAAATAACAGAAAAAAGGGCGTCATCTTTTATACCTCCGTTTAAAACGGCTGCACAATATTGGCGGTGCTTATAGCAGGGCGCTTCACGATTAAAGCCTGCCGTCGTAATGGTAAATAAAAGCGGCTGACGTCTAGCGCCCATAGAGTTTCTAATTACATTATACAGCTCGTCGTTTGGGTGCGCGTGGTATTCGTCAATACAAGCGAAGTGCGTATTAAGTCCGTCCTGTTTGTTTGGGTTCCATTCTAGCGGCTTATATAAACTCTGGCCGTAAACTATGCGCCTGTTGTTAACTGAGTTGTTAACTGTCAGCGACTCATTAAGCCATGGTAAGTTCTGGCAAACGCGGACGCTCTCCCCAAATACCATCATAGCTTGGTCCAACTTTGTAGCCGCGCTGTAAACTTGCGCTGCTGGCTCGTCGTCCGCAATAAGTCCATAAAGCATAATGGCAGAGCTAAAGGTAGACTTACCATTTTTACGCGGCACCTCTACATAGGCCCGAGTAAAGCGGCGGCTGCCGTCGTCATTAAGAAAGCCAAATAGGTTGTAAACAATAAACGCCTGCCAAGGTTCTAGCTCAAAGGCTTTGCCCGCATAGTCTCCAGTACTGTGCTCGAGCTGCTCTATAAATTCTACGGCGTGCTGCGCGTAGCTCTCGGAGAAAGCCCAGCCGTTTGCCCTGTCGTTAACGTAGCGCTTAACTGCGTTACGCACGTGCTCACAAACTGGAACCGCGCCGCTTTGTACGTCGTCAATATAGTTTAAAACTTTTTGCACTGGTTCTCAAAAATAGCTAGGCTCTCTTGGGCCAGTTTTAGGTTACGGTAAATAAAGGGCTCGTCCCATAGTCCAAACTTCCCGCAAGGCCTAAAGCCGCTGCCTTGGTCCATGGCAATAATATAGCCTTGGCCTTGCGCTTCTATTTTGTAGCGCCTGCCAGTATATTGTTTTTTGACTTCAAAGGCTTTGCCTTCTACTTCCTTTTTTGTCTTTGCCATGTTATGCCGTCTTTGGTTTCTTTAGTAAGTCTAATTTACTTTGGGGCTTTTGCACGTTGCTTGTAATTCTGCTGCGAGCGCTCGGAGTAATTCCGAAAAGCTGGCCTATTTGCGTAGCCTGTTTAAGAGCTTGGCTCTGAACACTAAACCAAGGGCTTACCACTTGCTCGCCCAGTCGGTTGCAAACTACTAGCCCCTCCTTTTTTAACTTGGCGCAGGCTAAGTAATAGTTATGCAGCTGCTGGCAGTAGCCATGCAAAAGCTCTAAGTCACAACTGGCAAGCAAACCGTTACGCTGCAACTCGCGGCAAACTGTGCCCCAAATTGTTTGCAGTTCGCCCGTAAAGCCCGCTGGTGCTGGTGGGATTTCGTCTAAAGGTAGCACCTTCATTTCATTTTCAACTAGCCAGCGTTTGTCTTCGGTTCCTTGGATTTTTTTAATTTCGGTTGGTAATTTTGGTCTGCCCCTCATTTTTATAGGTTATTTTATACAAATATACAAGCTTTTTGTTAACTCTTATTTCTCTCGGGTGTGAAAAAGAGAGACCCTGCGGTTTTGTGGGTACCCTTGTAGGATTTTACACCCCGTTGGGGTCGGCGTGCCGTTCTTTTGCACTCTTACTGGCATGACATGAATTGCAAAGGGGCTGTAAGTTGTCAAAGTCCCAGAAGTCGCCGCCTAGTCTCACTGGCTTTATGTGGTCCACCATTTGCGCCTCTGTGATTAACCCAACGGCTTCGCATGTAGTGCAAAGCGGGTTAGTTTGCAGCACAATTTCGCGCACGTTTCTCCATTGTTTAGTATTATACCTTGGCTCTATGTAGGCGCCCTTGGTGTATTCTAAACGCCTGCGCTGGCTCTGTTTGCTCTTGTTTATTGTCGGCATGGTTAAAAGCTTATGTCTTCTGTGTATTGAGTAAGTTGGCCTTCAAATTTAACAGGGATTACACAACATTCGCCGTTCCTGTTCTTGCCTATAATTAGCTCAGCGTCTTCTATTGGCGGCTTGTCTTGACTGTAATAAGCGGGGCGAAATGGAAACAGCACAACGTCTGCGTCCTGCTCAATAGCGCCAGACTCTCTAAGGTCGCTAAGTAGTGGGCGCTTGTCTTGTCGTGTCTCAGAAGCCCTGCTAAGCTGTGCTAAGACTATAACGGTAAGCCCTAGCTCTTTAGCCAATAGCTTTAGGTTTCTGCTAATTTCTGCTATTTCTTGCTCTCTGTTCTGCTTAGTGCCCTTCACTAGCTGTATGTAGTCTATAACCAGTAAGTCTAACCCGTGCTTTGCTTTGTGCAGCTTAACCTTTGCTTTGATGTCGTTAATAGAAGTCTCTGGGTCGTCGTCAATAAAAAAGTTAATAGTCTGGCTATTTGCTACATTGCAAAGCCTTAGCACGTCCTGCTCTTTAAGGTTTCCGTTTCTGACTTTGTAGTTAGGTATTTGCCCTATTAGGCTTATATAACGCTTGGCCAGTTGCTCGTTAGACATTTCTAGAGACAGAAATAATGCCTTGCCTCCAACGCTTGCAAAGTCTTTAGTAAGGCTTAAAGCTATTGCTGTTTTACCCATTGCTGGGCGTCCTGCTATTACGATTAAGTCGCCGTTGTTATAGCCTCCTATATACTTGTCTAGAAACTGCCAGCCAGTAGGTTTTCCTGTTAGTTTTTTGCCGTGCTTTATGTTCTCTGTAATTAAGTCTACTACCCTATTAGTTTCGTTAATAATGCTCTTAGGCTCTTTGCTTACGCTAAACTCTGCGCTGTCTATTAGCTGCTGTACTTCGGTTAAAAGTTCTTTTAGTTCTTTTTTGTAATTTACCCCTTGTAAGTCCTTAACAAACTTTTCGTGTAGGTATTCGTATTGAAGATTTGCCAAATAAGGGCCTAAATTTGACTTATAAGCTACTTTCTGCTGTATAGTGAGGGTAGACATTAGTTCGTCCCTTTTTAGTTCCTTAGAGAGCCTCATTACTTCGAATGGTTCGTTTTGAAGGTAAAAAGACGTCATAATGTTTATAAGCTTACGGTGCAAAGGCAAGGTAAACCACTGGGGCTTAATGCGCGGGAGGTGGTGGTGAAACTCTGGGTAAAAGAGTAACTGGCCTATAATGTGCTCTTCGTTAATCATTCTCTAGGGTTGCTTTTAGTTTTATTGTGGTTTGTTGTGTAGTGGTTGCTGCTGTTTTCCAAGTTCTAACGGCTGCCTTCCAGTCTCGCATTTTGTTTTTACCAATAAGCCAGCCTTTAGCTTCGTAGAACGCCAGCCACTTCTCGCTTAAGTCGTCCATGCCTTGCTCTTGCATGTAGGCTGCTACTTGGGCTTGGCTAGGCACTTTGAACCCCTTTTCTTTTATATTTTCTTTTATTATAACATTGTCATTAACATTAACATTAACATTATCAGCTTTTTTGGGTTTTAAAAAAAAGGCTTGGGTTTTTTGGGTTTCTTCTAAAAAGGGTTGGGTTTTTGGCCGTCCCCCTTTTTTGCCGTTCTCTTTTTGCTTTTCTATGTAGTTTTCGTACTTGCGTAAATCCCGCTTTAATTGCGTCTTAATTGACTCAAAAGCAACCTCTATAAGTAAGTCTTCAGTCTCTGGGTTTAAGTCGTTTACGTAGCTAAAAATATGCTTAATTAACTTGCCCGCTTTGTCGTCTGGTAGTTTACTAAAAAGGCCGTGCTGGTCGCAGTATAAAATAAACGACTTTTTGTCTTTAGCCATGGCTTGCGCTTCTCTCGGTTTTTTGTATTAGCTGGGCGTGGTAAAACTCGAAGCCCTTGTTAAACCAGTTCTGGTGCTCACGCTTTTCGGCGTCTATACATTCATTTTTTAGCTTAACGACGGCTGTTAAAAGCTGGTCCTCGCTTAACTGTTTACGGCCGTAAGCCATGAGTAACTCTAACACTTTTATAGTGTAGTTTTCGACTGGGGTGGTGTTTGGTTCCATAATAAAAATTTGGTTATTAGTTCGTTTTTTCTAGTTGGGTTTGAATAAAAAATGTCATAGTATTTATTGGCTACTCTGCTATTTAAATTTAAGCGCTCGCCAATTTGTCTAAATGTATAGCCAAAGTCTTCGCGTAGAATAACTACGGCCCAAAGCAGCTCACTTGGTGCCCTCTCGTTATAGCCTGTTAAATTGCTCATGTGTAATTTATTCGGCAGTTTGGGCAGTGGTTCTCTTGAAGTCTTGGCCTCCAGCATATGCGGCGACTCTGTCCGCATTTTGGGCAAGGCAGTAGCTCTACGGTTTCTATTGAGTCAAAAACGCCCTGCCAGTAGTCGTGCCCTTCTGGCGTTTCGTCCCACTTAAAAGAGTCTAAAAGCATGTCTTTTAAGGTTTCGAAATGTCTGTACCTGTGATGGCTTTGAATATTGCGCATAAAAGAGTCAGCCATGGGCAGCCTTTGCGCTTTGGTTTGCAGCTTTTCTTTAATTCTAATGTCTTGTATTTTCATTTGTTAATTGTATTGCTTTAAAAATTTCGTAAGCCACCTGTGGAACTATTGCGTTACCATATGCTTTTATACTTTCTGCTCTCCATTTTGAAAAGGCAACTCCGTCCAATTTGGAGGGAAGCCCATCATTTCCGCTACAAACTGGGGATTGAGTTGGGAAGTTTTGCCAGTCGTTAATTTTCCTGCTACATCCCTTAATTTTGCCCCAAAAACTGTCCCCGTTTTTTTTCGTGTTGCAATCCATCTGCCGTTTATTTGGCTTATCTGACTCGGGTCGCTCACACCTCCCTCTATATCGCAGGCTGTTGGCGTCGGTAGTAAACCTCTTTGATAAATAAAGCCCGTTTGTACTTCTTGCGCCAGTGTGCCGCTGTTGCCAAACTTTTGCTCTTTTTTGCTCAATCCCTCCGTGTACGCATCCGCTGCGCATGGTGTTTTTAGCAATAAACCAAACGCGTTCTCTTCTGTGTGGCGCTCCGACACCGCACGCAGGTATAATAACGGGCGCGACTTGATACCCATAACTTTCCAATTCAGCGCACACCTCCTCGAATACCATTCCCCCGTTCCAATTAGTGAGCCCGCGAACATTTTCGCCCACGACGTAACTCGGGGAAATTTCTCGTATTGCTCTAAGCATCTCTGGCCAAAGATGGCGCTCGTCTTCTTTTCCGAGGCGTTTGCCTGCGCTGCTGTAGGGCTGGCAGGGAAACCCTCCTGTGAGAATGTCAATTTTGTCTGCATATTTTGTAAAATCTGTTTTTGTTATGTCGTTAAAACTTTCGGCGTTTGGCCAGTAGTGCTTAAGAACGCGCTGCCCAAAATTATTCCACTCACAATGGAAAACATTCTCCCATCCCATCCACTCCGCTGCAAGGTCAAAGCCTCCAATACCGCTAAAAAGGCTGCCGTGTCTCATTCCTTTATTGCATAAGTTACCTCGATGCCAAAAGCGTTGTGCCCTAGCGTAGTTTCTTTAAAAGCCTTTTTCATAACCTTAACCCACTCGGCTTGAGGTAGTGAAATGCCGTTTATAAAC